GAATCTCTTCGGCGTTTGAACTGAAACCTGCACTATCTTTAATACCTAATAGTAGTGGTGATGTAATTCTATGTGCAGTTAGTATCCTAGATGAAATTCTAGTTTCTAATGTTAAGTAATAATCATCGTTAGCACTATCAATCGGTGTTACCTCTAATTCTTTGCCAGGTTCAGAAAAAGCTAAAAAGAATCTACCTGCATTTTCTGTACCTGTAAATGTTTTTTCTATTTCTTTATATACATCTCTACGTTCTTCAGGCGAAGGTATTCCATTTCTAAATTGTACAAACATAGAGGGCGCAAGTCCGTTACTAATATTGGCAGAGTGGAATCTACTAACCTGAGCGTCTAATGAAATATCGTTTAGAGCCGCAACGTATGAAGGAAGTGGATACGTTTGGTTACCTGGAGTATAATTATAAAAGTAAAATATTTGACTTGCATTGTCACCTTTATTATCAGTGGCATCAAAGGCCCTATATGTTTGATATGGATTTTTACGTAGGTTAGCCCAGTCCGAGCTAAACATATATTCTTCTACGACATCGTCTTCATTTGGTTTACCACTTCTTACGTTAGCAAATGGCAAATGATATATTTCTGATATCTTAGTTCTTTCTTTATTCCAAATTACATTTAAACTGTAACCTTGATAAAGTGTATAGTCTAAAGAGATTTTCTCATAGAGCTCATCGATTGTTTCACCGTTAGAGTTAATGTATTCATCTCCTATTGTATCTATACCTTCTCCAATAATACCTTGTGCAATTGATTGTATACATGTTGCGTGCATTGCAGAGGTATCATATAATTCTATTAGGGATTGAGGGAATAGATTTGCATCTCCGTAGAACATATAGTCCTTTCCTCTTACTTCTCTAACATTAGGTGGATTTATTGCAGCAAAGTTACTTCCTTGTATTGCATATAAACCTTCAGGTGTATTTCTCATATTTTTATTTATTAATAATTTGGTCTATAAAAAACATCAGCTACTCTGTTCTCGGTTTCTACTCCACTATCAAAAGATGTGGTTCCTAAACCTCCTCCAGGATCAGTTACTACTTTAGTTAACCCTGCTTCTTGTATTACTGTGTTCTTTTTTATATTCCAATTATATATTCCGTTCTTATGAGCATCACCAAAACCTGTAGGAAATGTTACACGGAATGTAGAATACCTTGCATTTGTAAAGACCAGATCTGCTACAAGTGGCTCAGGCTGTACCGAGTACTGAGATATAAGTGTAAATACCCAGTCGCCTACTACAGATTGAGTTGCATTTGGGATGTTTAAACTAAAATCTATAGTTAAATCAGACTCTGCTACGAATAATGTCATATGAATATATATTTTATACTATTAAATATAAAAAGACTAAAAGTTGTTTATGAAAGTAGAAAAGATAAAATACGGCAGATTTGAAAATATAATGTGGAACTCTCTAAAGGGTATCCCATCAGTGCAACATGTAATTGATAGAATTTACATGGAAACTCCAATAGAAGGTTATAAACTGTTTGCTCATGGCATGATTCTGAATGATATAAGTACCTATGATGTAGATTTAACTTTGGTTGGTCCATTAGATGCTAAAGTAATTAATAACATTATGGATGGCATTGTAAGAATTGGTTTTGAGGAACAAATTTACTGTGATGTAAAATACAGTGTTACAGGAGACTTATATGATCCAATGGTAGATACAACTAAAACTATTAGATATGCGTGCTATAGGCCTGCTATTACTATTGATGACAAGACCTATACATATGCAGAGGAAGTACAATCGTTATACCTTAAAGATATTACTTATCCTATGACTAAAACTAAAAATACTGGCTTAGCTTACAAGACTCCTATCCAAGTTATTTAAGCACTAAAAAGCCCGCTATCTCTAGCAGGCTTCTATAGTTTAAATGTAATGTTACTTATGCTACGACTATTGCCGAGTCAACTGTGAACATTGGTTTTGGTTCTAATCCACCTAAAACGATTTCATATCCGTTACGATCACCGTATGCAGTTCCACTTGTTGCGGATCCACTTACCATGAATGCTCCTTTCTCTACACCAACCGACCAGTATTTTCCATTACCATCTTCAGCTACAACTACCATAGTGGTGGCTTGAGCTAAAAGTAATAATTGATCACGCTTAGTTGCTTCCATCGTATTAAAGACGGCAGTTAATTGTTGGTCAAAGAATAAAGTTCCATTTTCTTGAGATACTGTTGTAGTCTCAGTTACTGATGATACTTGTCTTGGAGTTTCGAATACAAAAAAATCAGCTGGTACTAGAGCACTACCTCCAACAGTGATAGCAGTAATATTTCCTGCTGTTTCTGTTATTGATTCTACTGGGCCATTTGCTATAAAGATTTTTTCTATACCTCCTGTGTTGGAGTTACATAAATCTACAAAGCCGGCTGTTATTGCGCTACAACTCATAATTTATATTGATTTTTTTTGTTAGTAAAAAACTGAGAGCCGAAGCTCCCAGCTATTAAGTTTGAATTAGCCTTATGCTAAGTCGTTAGTTGCGAAAAGATTAACTTCTCCAACACCTACTCCAAGTCTCCAAGCAGCTCTGAATTTCATTACATCAGCAGACTCATCATAGAAGAATCTGAATGAATCTAATTCATCAGTTAAACCTGTTGCAGCTAAGATCATTTTTCCTGGTCCTGCGAATGCATAATCAGATCCAACTAATCCTGAACTGTAAATTACTTTAATGTTAGTTCCTGGAAGAATCATTACCTCATTACCTGATACTGAATCGTAGTGGTAAAGGTTCTGAGCAACTAGAGCTCTAACTAAAGTTCTATACGCAGCTGGGCTACATACCATAATCAAATCATCTCTATCTTTTACAGATTCGTCGATTGCATCATAAAGGTCTAGTGCTTGTGTTACTGCGTTTGATACAGTCCATGCAGCTGGTGTTCCTAAAGCAATGTTAGCTCCATTTGCAACAGTGATTTGTCCTTTAAGACCTAGGTTAGCACCAAAGCCATTAATTAAGTATCCTTCGTTGTACTTTCTCAATTTGTCTGAATAAGACTCAGAGATTACTTCTTCGAAAGGAATAAAGTCGTTACCTGTACCTGCATTCATAAATGCTGATTGGTAAACTGAACGTAAATCTTCTACACACATTTCAGTCTTAGACTGTAATGAATCGATTGTTACGTTTACTTGTGTATAAGTTACTTCACCATCAGAAGTCCATCCACAAGATAAAGCTGATACAGGTAAATCTGCGTCAACTAAGTTAATTGCAACAGTACCACTTGTAAATCCTGATCTTAAATCAACGAAGTCAAGTAGGTCTGTTTTTAATACTGCCTTTGAAATTAAATCCAAAGATAGTTGGTCCGTGTAAGCAGGCAAAGCTGCTACGTTAAATCCAAATGCCATAATTTTGTTTTGTTTTTTTGGTTAATTATTTGTTAGTGCGGATAGCTCTTAGCGCATCCATTCTATTTGCAACCATTTCATCCTTTACCTTTTTGTTTTCTGCAAAAGAATTTCTGATTGGTTTTGCTGCAGGTTCTCCTGCTACTACTGCGAAGCGTGCTTTTAGTGCAACTACTTCTTCTGTTAATGTTGCGATTTCTTCAGTGAAAGGTGCGATTAGTTCTGCAATACCTTCAAGTAACACTGCCGCTGGCATTTCTGTTCCTTCAGGTACTTCTGCTACAACTGCTACTTCTTCTAATTGTTCTTCAACAACTTCTTCAGCAGGAGCTTCAGCTACATCACTAATTTCCATAATTTCACCATTAGGTCCAACACCGATTAATTTTCCGTCAGTTGTTTCGTGTATTCCTTCAGGTGCGTAAGGAGACTCAACGCCATCCTCTGTTCTAATAAGTAATGCTTTACCTACTTCAAACTCACCATCAGTATATACAACGGTACCATCAACAAGAGTAGCTTCAGCCATCTTTTCTTTGGTAACAACTTCAGTGTCAGCTGCGAGCATAACTCTTAGCTTCTTCAATACGTCATTTACTGTCATAATGTATAAATTTATTTAAGTTAATTATAGGGTTTGTCCCTACAGTATTATATATCTTTTAGTGACAATTTGACAATAGTGACTTTAAAGCATAAACAAAACT